CTTCTTTAAAAATGCATCATAAAATTCGTCAACATCAACACCGATTAGGATAATCAAAGATAAAAAATAGTTAAAAGCATCTACAATTTCTTCTAAAAATTCTTCACGATTAATTTCAGGCATCTCTGTTTTTCTATGAGGTTTCCAATTTTTAAGATGTTGAAGTGCTTCAAACATTTCCTCAACACCTTTTAGTGCTGTTTCGCGACAAGTAATTTGTGCTTTTTTTGTAGATAAATCAACCGGCCATTCAGGATAAGCATCAGGAAACTTATCTTGTAGCATATGCATAAAAGTATTACGCAGTTTAAAGATTTGATTTAGTTTATCTTCCGACATTATTCACCTTGCTGTTCTTGTGCATTCTTTAACATTGTATCTAAAGATGCGTCAAAAGTTTTTTGATATTCTTCTTCTAAAAATATTTTAGATTCATTTTCACTTAGTCTAATCATACGCATATGATCAATAATATCAGTCCCTGTAATCAGGGCAACTTGTAAAATTTTTGCTATGTGTCCTACAACACTATCATCTAATTGTAATGTTTGTTTATTCATTTTATTCCTTTAAATAATATATGGGCTAGTCTTTAGTCTATTGTTAATTAAATCACTATCATGTTCCATAAGCTTAATCATATCAACACCTTCTATAGATTTAAGTGAAGTCAAAACTGCTTTAAGCTCATTTTTTGCTTTAACAAACTCTGGTATGTAAGAAACGTTTAATTCAACAATTCTATGTCCAGCATTTGTTACAGGATCGCTAATAGGCCTAGTTTGTCTAACTGTAACAATACCTTCTAATGCTCTCATGTCTGTCATAATATCTAGAACAGTAGGATCTTCTCTATCTTCAATCATAATTCTTGATCTTACAATCATGTTGACAAGATCTTTGTGTCTTTCAAGTAATAATCTTTTTCTTTCAGTTAAAATCATCGTTACCTCTCTTTAAAGTATAACAATAATTATTATGATTTATAATATAAAATTAATTCAATTTTTACACGTGTGAATTAATTTCTCTATAAGAGCCTACTGCAACAGGCCAAAGTTCAGTAATTATATTAAGCATATTGTTAGCAAGCTGTTGAATTTCCCATTGTGCACCGTCATGTGTTCTTAATCCAATAAACTTTAAAATATTATTTAAATTTGCAGTAGCATAATACTCTGTGTATAAGTTTTGAGGTAGTACACCTCTTGCTTGCTCTTTACAAACACCTTCTGCCAAAAGTTTATCAAAAAGATCAATTGATGCTTTGTGATGTCTTCTTACAGCTTCACTTGACTGTATAGTTAAAGGTGTTGAAGCATAAGATACATCAAAGTCTAAGAGAGGATTAATCTTACCTTCTATATTAGATGATTGTCTATTAGACTTATGCTGTGTTCTAAATGAATCAGGAGCATAAAACTCTAAGTTAAAGTCTGTATATCTACGTGAAATTTCATTATAACTCCACGTACGATGACGATGATGTTGACTTCTAATAAAAAGTGGAACTTTAATTCTAAATGTTGCGATATTATGTTCTAATGTCGAAGTATGGCGATGCTTCATAAGATAATGAATTAATTTTTCATCTTTAGAATCTAATTCTTCTTTATGTACACCAAAAGAAACTCGAGCAGAGTTTACAATTGTAATATCTTCTCCCATAAATTGAACTAATTCTATATTACCAATATTGTCATCATATAAAAAGTGTTTTTTGTTAAGTAGATGTTCCATTAAGAAAAACTTCCTTCTTCATCTATACCGTAATATAGTTTTTCTACCCATGGAATTACATCCCATTTTCTAGCTGAAATGTTGTGATGTCCTACAATAGAAAACTTCTTTGCTTCTTCAATGCTTAAAACATCTAAGTTTTCACAAACAGGCTTATGATCTAAGTTTACTGCTTCTCTTAAAGCTATCAAAAACTCTCTACTAAATTCAGATAATTTATCACCAATCATAACAATTTTTCGACCTTTTACTCTGCTATCAGGAATTTTACAAACTTGAAGAGCAGCATCAGGATACCACTTTTTAGTTTTTTCCCAATATTTTGGATCTGGATGCATACAAACATCGATTCCAATAGAGTGTCTATTAAACTTACCTGCGTGATAAGCAACTTGTCCAGTATCTAAACATTGTAATACTTCAAGTTTTTGTTGTTTATGGTTATATCCTAATAGAAAATGAGAAGAAACATGTCTTCCTTTAGACATATTAAATACATTGTAACAATGTCTGCTATTAAGACCTCCCCAGTGTACACAAATAGATGATGGATCTGACTTTCTTTGATACCAGTTTTTAGTACCATCGTCTAACTCGTATAAAGGTGCTGACATATCTACTTCTGCCATGTCAAAGTTAATTGGCACAACTTTACCCATATGGAAAATTACATTTCCAAAGTGAGAAAGTACAGCTTTATGTGTATTAGGACCATACGCACCATCTGCTACAGCACCTACTTCTTCTTGGAGAGACTTAACATAGTCTCTATCTTTATTAATATATTTAAATTGCTCCATTATTATTCTCCTAAGATACATCAATATCTACTGTTATTTTAATATTCATTTCTGGCATTCTAACATGATTAATTAGACCGTGCTTTTTAGCTTCTTTAGCATCCAAAAACCAATCTGCATGACCTTTATCATGAATTAACTTTGTGAAGTAATCATCTGGCTTACCACAATTTCTAGCCATCATTGTATAAACCTTTTTGTTTAAACGATCTGCTTCTCTTGCGTCTGCTTTAAGATCTTCAATTTTACCAAAAGCATAACTAGAAACGTCATGAATCATTAAAGTCGCATCTTTATCCATAAATCTTAAACCTTCTTCACCAAAAGAAGCTAAGATTGCGCCACAAGACATAGCTTTGCCTTGAACGATTGTTGCAACAGGAATTCTAGAAGCTTTAATTGCTGCAATCATTGACATCAAAGAATAAACTTGCCCACCAAATGAATCAATTTCAACTGGTACAACTTTTTGTCCACTGTTCTGTGCAGAACACATTAAATCTTGAAACTTTTTTGCTGACTCTTCTGTAAATTCATTAACCGTAATAATTACTGGATCTCTTCTTAGTTCAATTTCTTTTATAAGTGGTGAAATATCTGTAATATAATGCATTATAGTTCTCTCAATTCTTGAATAGTTCTGTGTCCAGATTTTCTATTTGTTTCTACACCATTAACTAGTTTAACAAAAGTAGGAACACCCATTACTTTATACTTAATAAACATATCAACGTCTTCTTCTGCATCAAGAAAACGAATGTTTAATTCTTGTCTTGTACTTTCATTTAATTGTTGTTTTACACTAGTACAAGGCACACATGCTTTTGTACTAAAAAATAGTATTTCTTTTGACATTTAATTACCTTTTTTGTTTTATGTCTTTTATTATATCTTTATTTTTTGCATTTTATAAATTAAGATGCAATATTTTCCCAGCCCCAATTGTCGCCACTCATACCATCAGCATTATAATCAGTTACTGTTCCCTCAAAGAAGTTTTTAAAGCTATCACCATTAATAATCCAATCTAACCATCCTAAAGGATTATCTTTAACTTTAAAATTAGGTTTAAGTCCTAGCTGAATTAAACGTCTATCAGCAAGATATCTGATGTATTGTTTTACTTCTTCTTTTTCTAATCCTTCAATGTTTCCCATCTCATAAGCTAAATCAATAACTTTATCTTCTAGTTTAACTGCTTCTCGATACATTTTATAAATTGATTTTTTAAAATCATTGTTAACAATCCTAGGATGTTCACTCACATATTCTCTAAATAAACGAGTCATACCCTGAACGTGCATCGTTTCGTCTCTAATGCTCCACTCCACTATCTCACACATCCCCTTCATCTTCCCGAATCGTTGATAATTTAGAAGCATTACAAATGCTGAAAATAAACTCATTCCTTCGTTACATGCAGACTGTGCGAGTGCTAAACCTAGTCCTTTGCGAGTAGATACATCATTTTTTTGCATGAACTCTATTTTATCACTCATCTCTTTATACTCTAAAAAAGCGCTATATTCTTCTTCAGGAAGACCTAATGTATCATTAAGAAGAGCATAACTGCGTTGATGTGTACCTTCACGATTTGCAAAGCTTAATAGCATACTCCTAATTTCATTATTCTTAAATTTAGGAATAAACAGATCACAGTAGTTACCGCCTACTTGTACGTCAGATTGTGTAAACAACCGAAGAATTTGTGTGATATGATTTTTCTCTACAGCAGAAACCTTTCCGCCTTTCCATTGATTGACGTCCTCTTGTAGTTTTGCCTCCCAGCTTCCCCAATGAATCTTCTCATGAGATTCTGCAATTTCCATTGCCCATGGGTATTTAAAGGGCTTATATGTTGTATTATATTTTAGTAAAGACATTTGAATAACCTTTGTTTAATCTTTGTATAATATTAATTATCCTTGACAGCTCAAACAATCATCAGGATCTGAGAAATCTTGTAGCTTATTAGCTTCAACCTTTTGACTTACTTTTTCAGCTGCAGCACCAGCATTAGTTCTTAAGTAATATAAACCTTTTAGGTTCTTTTGCCATGCTCTAATATGAACTGAATTTACATAAGCTTTATCAGTTCCTGCAGGAAAGAACAAGTTGACACTCTGTCCTTGACATATAAATTCTTGTCTATCACCTGCGTGATCTACAATCCATCTTTGATCTAATTCAAACGCTGTCTTAAAAACTTCTTTATACCAATCACCTAGCCAATCTAATGACTGAACTGATCCTTCATTTAAAATTATCTTTTTCCATTGCTCTTGAATCCAAGATTTTTGCAAATCTTCACTATCAAATATTTCTGCTGCATATTCACGAATTCTTTTGTCAAGGTGTGGATTCTTAACTAGATATGATCCAACTCTTGTTCGATGTGTAAATGCATTGCTTTTCCATGGTTCAATTGAAGGAGAAGTCCCAGCAATAATAGAACTGTTGGCATTAGGAGCAATTGCAAGAAGATGAGAATTTCTAACACCGTATCCTTTCGCATCCGGACACTCTCCTTTTATTTTGGCTAATTCTACTGTTTTCTGTTTTGCCTTTTCTTTTATGTTCATAAATATGGATTTATTTAAAGATTGTGCAACAACAGATTCAAACGGCACACCTTTGAATTGCAAATATGAGTGAAATCCCATTGCTCCTAAACCTAAACTTCTTTCTCTAAAAGCAGAGTATTTTGCTTTTCTAAGATGATCAGGAGCATTGTCTACAAAGTATTGTAATACATTGTCAAGATATTCGATTAAGTCCTCAACAATTGTTGTATCTTTCCACTCGTCATATTTTTCTAAATTTAGTGAACTCAAGCAACAAACCGCACTTCTTTCTTCAGAAGTTGCTAAATGAATTTCGTTACAAAGATTAGAACCATGAATTTTAAGTCCTAAGTCTTTTTGAAACTGTGGTAAGTGTTTATTTGCCTCGTCAATAAAGTTGACATATGGTTCACCAGTTCTAAATCTTACCTGAATAATACGTTGCCATAATGCGCGTGCTTCAAGTGTGTCTCTTACTGTACCGTCATTAGGATCAATCAAATCCCATTTTTCACCTGCAATTACTGCATTCATAAACTTATTAGTTACGTTAATTGCATTATTTAAGTTGAAGCACTTGCGATTTACATCTCCACCTGTAGGTACGCGTATATTCAAGAATTCTAAGACATCAGGATGACTTATATCCATGTATGCAGCATACGATCCTTTACGAGTTTTACCTTGCCTATAAGCAGTCATATCAGAGTCTGCTGTTTTTAAAAAAGGAATAGGACCTGGTGCAATATCAGAATTAGATCTTACGTCACTCCAGTGTCCTCCTACACCTCCTCCTTTAATACTCATCCATCTTAACTCATCAGAGTGATCAATAAGACCTTCTATAGAATCACCAACATAAGATAGAAAGCAAGAAATAGGTAAACCTTTAGAAGTCTTACCTTGCTCAGGTGCATTTGATAATATCGGCGAGCTAAACATGAACCATTGTCTTGAAGCATAGTCATATATTCTTTGTGCTAATTCTTTATTGCCATCAGAAAATGCAACAGCTGCACGTGCAAAGCTTTCTTGTGGCGATTTTTCATTATTTTTCATATAATAATTCTTTAACAAGTTTAACGAAAAGTCTGTTAAATTATTATCTAAATTTCTGTCTATAGTAATACCATAGAATTGTTCTTTCATGTTAACCTCTTTTTTAGTCAGAACTGCCAACGATACCGTCTTTCCTTAAGTGAGAGCTCGTTAGATTTAAGTATTCTTCCTCTTTAATCTCTTGGAAATGATTGTCGCATTTAACAACCACAAGCTGAAATGGTAACTTTTGATGTTGCTGAAGTGTAAATTCATTTTGTGAAACATTTACTGCATTTACAAATATTTCCCCAGTATAACCTCTATCTATAACACCAGCTCTTACCTTTAGAGGAGTCTTAGTAATTGATCCTCTTTCTTGTATTAAAGCTACATATCCTTCTGGTACAATTATTCTCAAACCTGTTGGAATAAGAATTTTATTTTGATAGCTAAAATCACTTACAGGTTTAATTGTAACACTTGGTCCGCTATTGTACAAATCTAATCCAGCACTTTCTCCATCATAAGCAGGAGCATAGCTTTCTACTTCATTTGCTTGTAAAGTATTTTTTAGATCGTGATTACAATAAAAGTTTATCATTTTTGGTTAACTTCTTTCCATTTTTCTCTTAATTTATTTTTAATACTGCTTTCATCTTGTGCAACAGCTTCATTTAATGTTAGATGATTTTCATCCATTATAGTAAATTTAGAACGTGCAGTGTCAATGTTAATCGGAAATAATAATCCATCTCGACCTGCGCGATTTTTGGCAACAAAGATACGACCTGTACCTTCGCTTTTTTCCATAGGTTTACGGCTGATTGAAAGTACAACGTCTGCAACCTGTGCTTTTCCATATGATTCACCTAAATTTTCTAGTCCAACAACCTCAGACTTAGATCCATCTTTATTAGCTTGTGATGCTGTCCATACAGGAACTTGTAATTCACCTGATAGGTTTCTTAATTCTGTATAGATTAGCTTTAATTCGTGTCTTAATGAGTCAAAAGCTCTGCTTGACTTCATAACATCAGCATAATCAACAATAACAATGCTTGGTTTAAATCCTTTAAGCGTTAACTTTTCAATATGATTACGTAAAGTAAGTACAGAAGCTGATCCTGTTGGATATTCCTTAATAACAAGTCCACCTAAATCCATATCTTTATATCTTTGTATAACTTCATCTTTACGATCAATAACTTCATTGCTTGGAATATCACATAAGTTTGAGTCATATCTTTTACCTACGTCATGTTCTGATAATTCAAATGTATAGTGTACTACATTTTTACCAGCTTTCATTGCTGCACAGCCCATTTGAACTAAAAAATGAGATTTACCTACGCCAGTATTTGCTGCAATAACACCTAGTTCACCTCGTCCTAAACCACCACGTAGAATATCAGGTTCATCTAAACGATGTAATCCAGTAGGACATACTTGTCTTACAATCTGTACAAACCTTGCTTCAATATCATCGAAGAAATTATGTCCTGTTGTATTAGGTAAACCAACAGAAATTGCTTCTTTCATAATGTTAAGAACAGATTCATACTTTTCTGTTTGAATTAATTCAACACTTTGCTCAAGTGCTTCTTTAAAAGCTTGTCTTTTACAGAATTCTAGTGACTTATCTTTAACATATTGTAAGTCACCAACATCTGGATTAGTTTTCATTCGATGTAAGTATTCAATTATTTGATCTCTTAGAACAGCATCTTTAGATTTTGATAAATCTTCTTTGATAATTGTAATAAGAATAGTTAACGTAGGAAAAGTCTTATATTTCTTGTAGTAAGAAAAATACTTTTCACATAGATAACCAAGATATTTTAGATCAAAGTAGTCTGGATTAACAACTTCAATCATTTGTGCAGACCATACAGGATCTGTTAACATTCCTTGAAATACTTTTTCTTGAAATGGTTTTCCAAACTTTGAAAAGTTTCTTTCTACACTCATTTAGTTTATATCCTTATCATTGCTTTAAGAGTTAATAAAAAAGTATGAATGTCAAAACCATTCAAGCCTTCTTTGTTTAACATTTTTAATAGGTCAAATTTATTAATTTTTTCTTCTTTGTTTTCTATTTGAAATTCAATTGACTTAATTTGGCTAGCACTAAGCATAGCAGAGTCAAGATACATTAATTTCCAGTTCTTTAGTATGTTAGTTTCTTCTAATATAATATTTGAATACAGCTTTAATTTGCTGCCGTTTTGAATTTCTTTATTGGACATGTTTATTATATCGGAACAAGTAATTTCTTTGCACGTACTTAAGCCTGGAAATCTTTTTGCCATTACTTTGAATCCTGCACCTTTGACTCCTTTAAGTCCATCGCTTTGATCACCTGCAAAACATCTTGCAGCACAGAAATTAGTTGGAGAAATTCCCCATTTTTCTATTACATATTTTTGATCAATCAAATGTTTCTTGTTTGGAGACCAGATTTTTGTGTTATCATCGATTAACTGATAATAATCTTTATCAGATGTCACAATAATTTTTTTATTATTTTGTTTTTTTGTTTTAACTAAATAAGCAATTATATCATCTGCTTCACAATCATCTACATAAATTTGTGTAACAGGTGTTCTATAAAGAATATTTACCAGAGTCTTTAACTGCCAATTTCTATTATCAACTGTATCAGGAAACTCTTCGTGATATTCACTTCTATTTAGTTTTATAGGTCTGCGACCCATTTTATAATTTGGGTCAATATTTCTTCTTCTTAAAGAGCCGCCACCTTCCCATGCAACAACAATTTTGGAAGGCTTAAATTTCTCTGAAAGATATTGAATATTTTTAAGCATACCAAAAATGCCGCCACACAACTGTCCATTTAAAGACTTAGAAGGGTTAGCAGCAAAGTGTCTCATGAAAACGTTTAAGCCATCAATATAAATTTCTGGCTGTTTCATTTTTATCCTAAATGTTCAAATGCATCACTGTCAGAATCCATTATCTCACTAGCGACTGCAGATATTTCTGCATAACTTTCTGGATCGATATCTGGATCATCTGTTTGATTTTTTCTAATCATTGCTTTTTCTAACAACTTATCAATCCAAGGTCCATGTAAATTATCATTCATTAGTTCACCAAAGTCTGTCTTATAGAATTTCTTCTCTAAGATAACTTCGCCTTTTGGTGAGACAACAGTTAAATTTTTCCAAGCACCTGTACCACTTACTTCAACTTCATGCTGATCTATCATTTCAGATCCATGTTTTCGAAGTAAATCAAACACTTGTTCATGTTCTCTTACACCTTTACCAAAGTGAATTTCAAAGTTACATGTTCTAAATGGTGCTGATACTTTGTTTTTAATAGTCTTTGCAGACACATTAATACCAATTGGTTCTTTTTCTTTATTTAAGATTTGTGAACCTGCACCTAGTTTAATACGAACTGATGAGTGGAATGGAATCGCCATGCCACCAGGTGTTGTTGTAGGATCACCATATAGCACGCCAACCTTTGTTCTAATTTGATTTAAACAAACCATAAGAACTTTTTCGTTAGCAATAACGCCAGTAATCTTACGCATACCTTTAGAAATAGCACGTGCTTGCAAACCAATACTTTCCTTGTCATAGTCACCTACTAGCTCTGCCTTTGGTGAGGTAGCTGCCACAGAATCCCAAATAATTGTCACAGGTACATCTTTGTTCATTGCTTTAGCTTTTATAATTGTACTTTCAGCAATACTTAACACTTCTTCTGTACAGTGTGTATCAACATATACAAATCTCTTTGATATATCTACACCTAACATACGTAAATTTTCCACAGAAGTTGCATTTTCTGTGTCAATATAAACTACAATGCCTCCCATCTTTTGGGTAGACTTAGCAATTTGTGTAGCAATATGTGACTTTCCAATAGAAGGAGGGCCAAAGATTTCAACAATACGACCTTCTGGAAGTCCACCATCTTTTTGATTGCTGATAATATAGTCAAGTTGTTTCGAACCTGTGCTAATCCAACGTTTTACATGTGTAGGAGATTCATCAGTACTTAAGTTATAAGCAACACGTGAACCTCTTTCTTTGTTCAGAGATTTAATAAGGTCAGATGTAAAGTCATCTAACTCTTCTTTTTTCTTTTTAGCCATGTATTGTCAATCCTTGTTAAAATTATAGTGAATCCAAATCAGCAAATGCATCGTCTAAAGAGCTATATTTTCCACTAATAGCATCTGGTGAATCGTCATTTTTAGATGATTGCTTTTGTTGCGAAAAACCACCTCTTGTAGTACCAGTATCTGATTCTTCATCGTCACCATTAAGCCATGCATTAATAATATTTTCTAGTTCTTCGTATGACTTGAGCTCGAACAAATCGTTAACATCAGGAATGTTATCAAGCCATCCTTTTGCCTTACTATTATCTTCACTTAGAGGAGAATCTTTACCACGAGGACGCACATCAGTTGTAGCCCACATCTTGCCAGGAGTCTTAGTACATGTCACGCGTACATCACGACCCTCATGTGGATCAGTAATATCACCGTAATCTTCATCTAACATATAATTTAGCAATGTTTGATAGACTTGCTTACCAAATGCCCATAATCGAACACCTTTTTCTTCTTCACCTCGAACAATAACTGGTGCATAACAACGCATTTTAGGATATAACTTTTTAGCTAATTCATATGAATCTTTTGAACCTTCATCACGTAATTTTGTAATTAGTTCTTGAATAGGATCAGCTTTACCAAACTGGTAAGGTGCAAGAAGTCCTGGATTATTACCGATATTATAGTAAAACATCAATTCCTTAAATGGTTGTCCATCATTATCAGGATAAGCAATAAGACGAACAGTTGTTTCAGAACCTTCTTCAGGCCGCCACATAGAATTCTTTTTGCTGTTTTGGCCAGATAGTTGATTTAATTTTTTACGGATTGCTGCTAAATCGATAGCCATAGATTAATTTCCTTTCATTTTTAATGAATATATTTTTAAATTTATAATTGGTAATTTTTAATAATAATTTTTTAATTTGTTGTTTTGTACCAATCGTGAAATGATTATAGTACATAATTTTTTAATTTACACATCAAAGTTTAAATTAAGTTTAAATTTTTAATTTGTTGAGCTGAAGGTGTGTTGTAGTCTTCATCACCTACTATTGTATGCCAGTTAAATATTCTCTTTTTTGATTTGAATTTCTTGCTTCTAGTTTGAGGAATCTGCCCTGACAAGTATCTTATTAATACATGATAGTGTTCTGGATCATTAGTATTGTACGCTTGCAATGTTTTTTGGCATAATACTTCAAATTCATCAGGACTAAAAAAAACTCTCGTGTTTGGTGCATGATTTATTTCTGTCATTTTTTCAATAAAGTTAATTAAGTGAAAACCAAAAGATCTTTTATTTAATCCTTCTGCTTCGTTGAAAAAATCATAAATCATATTTGCTCTTACATCGTTGCCAAATCTATCACCTTTATAAAATAGATCAGGTCTAGACAAAGGTTGACCTACTCTTTTTTGCTTAAACTCTGAATATAATGATGTTTGAATTTTTTGAATTTCCTCAAATTGAGATGTAGGTACTTTAAAAAACAAATCCTTATCATCAGACTTCATATTAACTGCTAAACCTTCTACAGGAGAATCAGGATTTAATAAAGAGCCACCAAAAATACTGTTAATAATATTACTTACTTTTGGAGCAATTTCTGTTTTCATAAACTTTTTAATTCCTCTACCTTCAAAGTTTTCAATTTGTTCTATAAAACCGTCGATAGTAGAAATAATTTCTGGACTTAAACTGTCTCTTAGTATAGGTGTTCTTTGAATTTGGCTAGGTGAAAGAAATTTAATGTTTACACCTTTAATGTAACCAGAAAGCATTTTTGCGTCTTGTTCTGTAAAGTCACCTAAAAAAACTGCAGCAAAAATTTTCTTTCTGCCTAATCTATATGCTACATAGTCAGGTTTATCAACATCCTGTTTTATTATTTCTATTCCAAATTCTTTTTTCTCACCTACAGGTAAAGAAGGATATTTGTCAATAAAGCACTTTTTAACTAAACTCGAAGCACCTTTACTTTTAAAAAATCTATATGAAAAAATATCGCCTTCTTCTTCAAGAGAATCTTTTGTGGCTGCATAAACATTATTTTTTCCGCTAGCTGTGCCTTCTATTCCGATAGTAGTATTTTGACCACTTATTTTTTCTGAAACTGAAAATGTTGTGTTTTCACTTACTTCGCTTTTTAAGTAATTTAAAAATGCAATAACTTCATCAGGAGATAATGCATCTAATCTTGATGTTCTGCCCTCAGTAAGAATTAATACTGCTTCATTTATCCTTTTCTTTTTTGATGGACCATGTTTTAAAATATATTGTACTGATTTTTTACTCTTACTTCTTAGTTTTTTATCACTAGATTTTGAGCTTTTATATCTAACTTTTCCACTTGATCCAGATCCTAGAGGTGTTGCTACACCTCCTATACCTCCAGCAACACTCATTTCTTCTAATTCTTCTAAAACTTCTTTTATATATTGTTTTAAATTACTCATAAACAACCTTCTTTTTATATAACTTATATATTAAAAAGGTACAGTATATGCTCCATTGATTTCGTCAAACTCATCTTTTAAAGTTGCTGTATGAGATAAATTTAAAATCAATGCCAGTCTAGACTTATGAGTGCTATAAAACTTATTATCTTCAGAAGACATATCTTTTAGCAAGAAAATTGCATTCCATTCGTCCCAAGAGAGTCTTATATTATAATGTTGTAAAAACCACAAAGTCATATCATTAATTTGATATTTTGGGCAACTTTCATTCCAATCAAAATATTGTCCTAATTTTTCTTTGTGCCAATCTGATGTTGTTTCTACAAATCTGTCAGAATAAATGTCACCAATTCTTCCTACAACTGAAAGAAGACTACATTTAATAATACTTCCTTTACCTACGTCATAGTTAAGCGCTTTACAAATAGCGTTTGCATTTTTTGCTAGTTTTAAAGAATAATCAACAATCCCACCAATCCCACAGAAAGGTTCTTTCTCTCTTTGCGAAAATGATGTCATTATAATTCTTTGTCCTTGTTCTTCTAATAACTTAGAAATATTTTCATCTTTAAGTGAGTTAAGCAAACCTTCATATTTTGCCCATAAATTTTCAAAATCTCTTTGTTTATACATTAAAATGTCTCCGATAAGTTGCATATATCAATTGGAAAATGTCCTAATTGTGAACATGTATATCCTGTCTGTACTATACTTTTACACGTACTAATATAATCTTTATGTACATCTAAAACTAATGCATCATGAATTATAAAAATAGGCTTACATAAGTCTAAATCAATTTTATCACATAACTCTGAAAAATAGCTTAATGCTATATCAACAGCTGTAGATTGAACAAAATTGTTTACGATTTTATTTCCTTGTTCTTCTTCGATATTCCATATAGGTCGACCAAAAAAGTTAATTCTGCAGCCAACGTCGTGAACGTATGATGCCTTTTTAACAATTGCAGAAAGATCAAAATAATTTTTTGTTGCTTCTAAAACTGCATCACTCCTTTCTTTACTTAGCCCTGAAATTACTGATGTTGAACCGTATAACGTAGAAATGATACCTCTCTTAATAATAATACGATCAACTTCAAAATCAAGCATATCAGCTATTTCTAAATAAATGTCGTCAGAAGCTTCTTTACCATTAATCTTTCTAATAACTCTTGGTTCTAACGTTTTAAAATCAATATATAATAGCTCGCCTTCTTGTTGCCATCTACTCTCAAATATCTTTCTACATCTCGCAGGAAGCGTTAATATATTTGGACTGTCTTTTGTTGTAGTTAACCTACCTGTTACTGTATTTACTTGATTATAACTTATTTGATTACAATAACCTTTTTTAGGTTTAAACTTTTCTAACCCTGAAAGGATTGTTTCATTCTTTTCTAGCTCTTTAAATACTCTATATGACAAACCACTTATTTTTGCTTTATGTAAATTTCTAAAAATATTTTGATTTTTTCTTAAAGTATTTAAATAGTTTAACTTGTTATCTAACTCATGTAATTCTCTTTCTGCTTTTTTCTCATCTTCTTCATACTTGCTTAGAAAATGATCAGGCAATATGACTTTAATATTACTACTAGTTTTTAACATAGTAACATATTTTTTCCATTTATTTAAGTGTTCTATTTTATATAAATTATATTCTGTATTATTCATGTTTATATAATACAAAAAATAATTTAAATTTACACTTATTTTTTATTGTGTATTTTCTACACCAAAACGTGTATTTAAAAATTGAGACGTTATTATTTCTACATCTTTATATTTAATTAAAACCTCATTTTTTTCTTCTTGTTTTAAAGTATAAACTTTATATTTTTTTTTCTTTTTAGTCTTCTTTTCTTCTACTGTAATTGAATTTTCTATATATTTTACAAAAAACCCTTCACTATTAAAACCTAAATCTTTTAGAATATATTTCTTTTTATTCCTTAACCTTTTACCTGCTATTCTTCTACCAAAAACTGGAATTAATTTATTAATTGTTTTTATATTTTTATCTAAAACAAATTCATTATGATAATCCGCTTTTTTACTCTTAAATGGACTTTCTTCAAATTTTAATTTAAGATTTTCAATTTTTCTAGAAAGTTTATCATTATTATCATTTTGTTCAAGTTTGTATGACAAAATCCATGAAAAAGCTCTTGAAGTAAATATATTTTCTAATATAGGAGAAACTATAAAATCAGCTGATTCAAGAATATTAATTTTTTTCATTTTTCTTTTATTTTTTCCACTTACTTCAAATTTTTTAGCTAAGTTATCGTTTAATTTGTTGTTTCTATTTTTTATTATTTTATCTATATCATCAAATACAGGATTATTATTATTATCTTCTGACGTTAATTTTTGTATTTTTGTATTTATTTGTGATCTGTTTTCTTTTAAAATATTATCAAAAGGTTTTTTATTTTTTAAAACATCAATTTTTACTTCTACAGTTTTATTTTCGCATTCGTCATAATTTAGTATATTTTGTAATACTATAACATCACCATCTTTTTTATATTCTAGTGAAGTAACTTTATGATAATAAAGTTCTATTCTCAATTTCAGCGATTTATTTGGAATTTCGTATATTCTATTATCTTTAAAATTTAATGTTACAACTTGTTGATTCATAGGTGTTTGAATAGAATCAGCTGTATCTTTAATAATCTTTGAACCAGTATAGTCAAATATAGAAACAATACTATTTTCATCTGTTTTAGGTTGCGTATTTTCACCTTGATTTTCTTTTCTTTCTGTCAACACTCGTGTAAGTGTATCAACAGCATTTTCGTATTTACCGTATACATCGCCATAAGATAATGTAAGATTAGTTGTAAACTTACCTGGAGATATATCATGCTTAATGCCTGTTACAGCATATTGATTGTCTATTGTTGTACCAGTTTCAAAGTCTAAAAATAAAAACTGTGCAAAATTAATAAATGGACAGCCAAACATAGTAATAGATGCTTGTGATGGAAGAATTCTTAATGGCAAATCTTTTTGAAATTTAACTTTTGCTGCAATTGTATCTTTGCTATTATCACCATTTCTATCAGATCTTGTCAAATAAACTGTATTTAATTTAGATTCATTTACAGTTGTCACGTTTGCGTCTATTACAGCAGAGTTTTGTGTGCCATAAGTAATTGAAGGCATTATTCTTTTAAAACTATTTTTTAAAGATTCTAATTTAAATGTGCTTTTTACCTGATAAACACCATCAGAAACTTCTACTAGTTTTCCTTCATCAATTAAGCTTTGAATTAAGTTCCAGCTTTTTTCATAAAACCTAGCTTTAGCTTCTTTTAAGCTTTTACCTTTAAATTCACCAGCTTTTGATCTATAGTTAGCTCTTGTTTTATTAAGTTGTGCTGATACTGTTATTAATCCAGTATCATACACATCTTTCATTATTGTACTCATTGATGCAAAAGGATTATCATTTTGATCAAACACAGATATTCTACAAATTGTTTTGTCAAAATTTGAAGATTTTGTTGTTAAAGTGTCAAATGTTAGTTTGACTTTTGGCATTACAAACCTTACGTCATTTAAATCACTTTCAGAAATTTTACTTTTTTCTGTTGCTAATCCTACATAAATGTCTTTTAATCTAGAATTAATAAAGTTTTTATGTGTATTAGCATCTTTTTCAATAACAACAGTATTACCAGCACTATCTCTTTTATAAAAGCTATCTAAACCATAGCATACTTGTAGTCTTGTTATAATAAATCTATTTAAAACTTGAGAGATAATACTTTCTAATGTTAATGTCATACCTCCTTTAAATATTTGCTTTAAGAAATTTGTTAACTCGGATCTTTTTATAAGAAAAGATGCAATATTAAGATTTGACATTAAACCGCAATTTTCATTTGCAGTATAACTTACTATCTGTATTTCATCAAACCTGCCTGTTGTTGACATATGCGTACCAATTAATCCCAACAAGAACGACCCAAAAGAAACATAATTTGAAGAAAAAGATGAAGCTGCACCCTGTACTAGATCGTCACCTATTCCTTCAATTGATACCCCATTTTTTTCAACATCATTTTCTTTTAAGATTATTGTATAATAATTTTTAAGCCACTCTTGATTATAAAAAGGATCTACAATGCCTAGTCCTCCTACTATTTTTTCTAAAAGCGCTTTATTTTTTTTATTTATCTGACTTTGTTTATTTGTATAAGCTGTTAGCGCTTTTAAATATTGTTTAAATCTTGTTACAAAAGCATTAATTGCTTCTTTGTTAGTTTTATATGTAGATCCGGATATCGCTATCGTAGATGTATAATTAAATATTTTATTAATGTCGACATCTTTTGAATCTAGGTTTATATTTGCTCCACCTGCTGTTATAGATACAGGAGATGTTATAATTAAATTTAAGCTGTTTATATCATTAGTAGATGAGCAAAGTAAATTTATATTTTTAAAAAGATCAACTAAACTGTTTCCTGATTTAATTCTTTCTTTATTTTTAACAAGAGTGGATATTGTCTTTAAACTTTTGTTATTATCACTTAAATAATCTTGTATAGTTGAGTTAATAGCACGAGTAATTGCACCAATATTTATATCTACATTAAATTTTTCTTTTAAAAATCTAATTTGTGCATCTAGAAGTTTGTGTTTACTTTTTAAATTTTGATCCTTTATTTCTTCTTCAGGATCTGTACTTATTGTCACACCTCTAATATCTATAGGTGCTCTCATAGCAATTGACAAATCAATGTTTACTTGCCCATTATTTTCCATTGTGTATGAAGAGTTTGTAATAATATATTTTTCTGTGACTCTATTGTTTTCTAAGAAATTTGCAATATGATTATTTTCTTGACCATTTTTCCCATCCATATGGGTCCAACCATATTCTACAGCAATTTCTGCGCCAAAAGAACCAAATAAATCTGGTTTAATAAAAGGCGCAATGTCAACCATTCTTGTTCTGTCGTGCAAAACTAAAGAAAGTTTACCAGTTTTAAAAGACATTAATCCTTGTGTAGGAGAAACGTCAATTGAAAAGTTTTTAACAGTTAAAAAAGGACGTGTTATATCATGTACAGAAGTTGATCTAGTAAACTTATCTGAAGTTTTCTGTTTAATATTTTCATTGTGGCCTATAAACTTATCATTAAAGTTGTTTATTGTTTGTGGCATTGTAAAAGCTGACATGTTTGTATTTACAGCATGCTGCTTTACTCTTCCTTTTCTTGTTTTTAACTCTCTTTCAAAAGTTGCATCTAATCTGCTATAGTTTTTTGTTGTATTTGCTTTGGTAGATATAGGGGTTCCATCTAAAAATTGTGTAATTGAAGCTGTTTTAAAAACATTACTTGATTTTGTTTCTACTAGGCTAGGCAAAACAAACGTTACATTAAAAAAAGGTTGACACTTGCTTAACTCTATTGTGCTTAAAGTATTGAAAAATGTTGCTAATTCTATACTATTTCTTGTACCAATTCTAATATCTGCACTGTCTATCATTACAAAAGACATGCTTGGATCGACTTTGTTTTGCAACAAGTTTTTATTTTCATCAACTTGATTTACTAAAACGTCT